TTTTAAAAATAGTAATGTTACCATTATGAGTGCGGATAAAGACTTCTTACAATTAGCTGGTGACAGAATCAAAGTCTGGAGTCCAACTAAAAAGAAATTGTATGGTTGTGCAGAAATTCTATTGGAGTATGGTATCAGTTGTAAGAATTTCATTAATTACAGAATTATGGAAGGTGATACAAGTGATAACATTGATGGTATTTCTGGTGCTGGACTAAAAACAATCATTAAGTGTTTTCCTATTTTTACAGAAGATCATCAATATACATTGCAGGAGATATATAACTATAGTGATAGTAAGAAGGGTAAATTAAAGTTATATAACACTATATTAGACAACAAGCATGTAATGCAACGGAACTATGATTTGATGCAGTTACATGACACTCAAATACAATCTTTCAGCCAACTGCGGATTAATGAAATCATTGAAAAGCCAATTAACAAATTGGATAGATTTGGTTTTAGTAAATTGTTGGTTGAAGATTGTATGCAAAACAATTTTCCAAATTCACAAATCTGGTTGAATGAAGTGTTTGGAAAAATTAATTCAATGGTTCTATAAAAGAACTTTTCAACTGGGGGTTTGTAGTGTAGTCTATTGAAAGTTAATAAATTATGAGTGAGAAATATATCGTAGATAACCTAAAGAAATTCGGATCTGAATTCCAAATCAAATGCATTAGTGGGTTGGTGTCAGATAAAACATTCATTGAGCGTATCAGTGATATCTTGGAACCAGATAGTTTTGAGACGGATGCGCATAAATTTATTGTTAAAGAAACAATCAGTTACTTTCTTCAATACAAGGATCTGCCAACTTTGGCAGTCTTTAAGGTTAAAGTTGATAGTATTGAAAATGATTTGTTGAAACAATCAGTTGTAGAACAACTTCGTTTGGTTTATCAAAAGATCAGTGATACTGATTTGAAGTATATCAAAGAACAGTTTCTTGAATTTTGTAAGAATCAGAAAATTAAGAATGCTATTATGGAGAGTGTTGATCACTTGAAGAGTGGTCAGTATGACAAAATCAAGCATGTAGTTGATCTTGCCATGAAGGCTGGTATGGAACGTAATATTGGTCATGAATACATGGTTGATATTGACAAACGTATGAGCATGATGGCACGTAAGTCTATCAAGACCAATTGGACAGAAGTAGATAATATCATGGATGGTGGTCTTGCTGGTGGTGAACTTGGAATTATTACTGCTTGTGCTGGTAGTGGTAAGAGTTGGGTTCTTGCCAAGATGGGTGCAGAAGCAATGCGTCAAGGTAAAAATGTATTACATTATACTTTGGAATTGAATGAAAACTATGTTGGTCTACGTTATGACGCTTGTTTTACTGGAATTGATTTCCAAAACATCCGTAACAACATTGACATTGTTAAGAAGAAGATTGCAGAAGTGCCTGGTAAATTGATCATTAAGTACTTTCCAATCAAGACTGTATCTGCTCATAGTTTGAAACTACATGCTGAACGTATTCAGACTCTTGGTACTAAGGTAGATATGATTATTGTTGACTATGCTGACATTCTACGTCCTTCTCAGAGTGAACGTAATAGTAACAGTTATAGTGAAGCCGGTGGTATTTATGAAGAACTACGTGGTGTAGCTGGTGAATTACAAGTTCCTATTTGGAGTGCTTCACAAAGTAACCGTGCTGCTATGGATGAAGATATCATTCAGGCAAATAACATTTCGGATAGTTATCGTAAGATTATGACCGCTGACTTTGTTATGTCACTAAGCCGTAAGATGTCGGACAAACAAGCTAATACTGCACGTTTCCACGTAATTAAGAATCGGTTTGGACCTGATGGTATTACATTCCCTTCTAGAATGAATGCTGGTTGTGGTGATATTCAGATCTTTGCTGAGAATAGCCGTGAAGGTATTGGCATCATCAATGAAATGAACCAAGAAGAAAACTTGGTCAAGAAGATGATGAGTAACAAGTGGAATGCTCATCAAGACAGTGATGAATAAACTTATATATTAAGTTAAACTAAAAAACATCAAAATTTAATTTCAAAAATTTCCTTTTTGAAGTTAATTTTTTCTATTAAACAAATAATTATTTTTTACCTATATGAATAAAGAGATTTACATTAAAAAACGTAACGGAAAGTTGGAAAGTTTTAACGCAGACAAAATTAATAAAGTTCTACAATGGGCTACTGAGGATATTAAGGGTGTTAGTTTTGAAGAAGTTGCAATGAATGCACATCTATCATTTTTTGATAAGATGTCTTCTGGTGATATCCACACAATGTTGATTGAAGCGGCTTCTAATTTGATTAGTGAAGAAAAGCCTAATTATCAATATGTTGCATCAAGACTATTGAACTATAGGTTGAGAAAGAATGTTTGGGGTGGAAAAAATCCTCCTAAACTATATGATCTTGTAAAAACTAATATTGACGCATTGGTTTATGATGATGATATTCTAGAATGGTATAACAAACAAGAGTTTGATAAGTTGGATGAATATCTAAAACATGATCGTGACTTTGGTTTTACATATGCTGGTATCAAACAGTTGTGTGATAAGTACTTGGTACAAAATAGATCAACCAAACAGATCTATGAAACACCACAATTTGCATATATGCTTATTGCAATGACTTTCTTTAAAGACTATAAAGAAAACCGTCTTGAATATGTAAAGAAAGCTTACAACTACTTTAGCAAACATAAAATCAATCTACCTACACCAATTATGGCTGGTGTAAGAACTCCAATGAAGAGTTATGCTAGTTGTTCTCTATTCACTGTAGATGATGATCTACGTAGTATCTTCAGTAACAACAGTGCAGTTGGATTTGCTACAGCTAGCCGTTATGGCATTGGATTGAATCTATCCAGACTACGTGCTACAAATGCTCCAATTCGTAATGGTGAAGTAATGCATACTGGACCAATTCCTTTTGCTAAAGCATTTGAAGCTACTGTAAAGAGTTGTCACCAAAATGGAATTAGAGGGGGTAGTGCCACCGTCAATTTTGCATGGTTCCACTATGACATCCTAGATATTCTTGTATTGAAGAACAATCAAGGTACTGATGATAACCGTGTTCGTAAGTTGGACTATTGTATTGGATTAGACAAACTAATCTTTGAACGGTTCTTGAAGAATCAAGATGTTACACTATTCAGTTACCATGAATGTCCTTCACTATGGAATACTTTTGGATTGGAAGGATTCAAGGAAAAGTATGAAAAGGCTGAAGCTAACAAGAACATTAAGTTCAAGAAGAAAGTACCCGCTCGTGAATTGATGGGACTATTGGCTAAAGAACGTCTTGAAACTGGACGTATTTATACAATGTTTGTTGATCACGCAAATGAACATGGTAGTTGGTTGGATCAAGTAGATACCAGTAATCTATGTCTTGAAGTTAATCATCCACTAATTCCAATCACTGATGTTAATGATAAAAACGGAGAAATTGGTGTTTGTATCTTGGCTGCTTTGAATTGGTTAGAAATCAAAGATGATGAAGAAATGGAAAGTGTCTGTGATATTATTGTCAGAATGTTGGATGCTTTGATTGAACATCAAGATTATTTCGTACCAGCCGCAGAAAACTTTGCAAAGAAACGTCGTAGTCTTGGTGTAGGTGTAAGTAACTTGGCTGCTCTATTGGCTAAAGAAGGTTTGAAGTATTGGGATAAAGATGCTCCTAACTTTGTTGCCAAGTGGATGGAAAAGACCAGTTACTATCTAATCAAGGCTAGTGTTGAAATGGCAAAAGAAGTGGGTAAGTGTGAGAAGTTTGACAGAACAAAGTTTAGTCAAGGAGTATTGCCAATTGATACTTATAAGAGAGATGTAGATGAATTTATCACTGAACCACTACATTGTGATTGGGAAACTCTACGTGAAGACATTAAGAAACATGGTATGAGACATTCTACATTAACTGCATGTATGCCTGTAGAGTCTAGTAGTGTAATTCAAAGTAGCACTAATGGTATTGAACCACCACGTAGTGCTATTAGTTTCAAGGGAAGCAAGAGTAACATTTTGCCAGTAGTAATTCCAAATATTGATAAGTATAAGGACAATTATACCTTTGCTTTTGATATGCCAAATAATGAAGGTTACTTGAAGGTTGCTGCTGCCATTCAAAAATTTACTGATATGAGTATTAGTACAAATACTTATTATATTCCATCCCGTTATGAAAAGAATAAAGTTCCTGTTCAAGAAGTAATTAAGGACATGTTATTGGCTTACAAGTATGGTCTAAAGAATCTGTATTATGCTAATACTGATGACGGTGATAAACAAACCGCCATGGATGAAAAGAAGACGGAAATAAAACAACCAGTAGTACAAGAATCCGGTTGTGAAAGCGGAGCTTGTGCTCTATAATAGGAGGATAAAATGAAAACAGTATTAAATAAGAAAAATATAGACCAATTAAGAAATCCAATGTTCTTGGGTGAAGATCTATCTTTACAAAGATATGATTTGATCAAGTATCCTAAGTTCTATGATCTATATGATCAACAGTTGAATTTCTTTTGGAGACCTCAAGAAGTTTCCTTGGTAAAGGATATTAGTGATTATAAGAATCTTTCACCTGAAGAACGTTTTGTATTTGATAGTAATCTAAAGTTTCAGACTATGACTGATAGTATGTTGAGTCGTAGTATTCATGAACTTATGAAGCACGTTACCAATAGTGAATTGGAAATTTGCATGAACACATGGAGTTTCTTTGAAACTATTCACAGTAACAGTTATACATACATTCTAAACAATGTTTATCCAGACGCTACCAAGTTCTTTGATAGTATTTTGAATGATGATGAAATTGTTAAGAGAGCTACTGCAATCAGTAAGAAGTATGATGAACTACTAAAACCATCTGATGATGTTAAACAACAATTATTTGATGCAGTATTAGCTACTCAAATTACTGAAGGGTTGATCTTCTATGTATCATTTGCTTGTAGTTTCTACTTTGGATATCGTGGAAAGATGGAGGGTAATAGTAAGATTATTAAGTTTATC